AGAGGTAGATTATAACGGTACAATCACAGTAACCTATGCTAACACTAGTATCCAAGGTGACTTTGCCAATAGTATGGCAAATGTTGCTTATGCTGGTGCGGCAGCACCTCAGCCTGCTTCTTCAGGGAGTGGAAGCGGTAGCGGTTCAGGTTCTGGTAGTGGTTCATCATCAGGTATGGGTAACATATTTGGAACAGCACAGCAGACCATACAAGATATGTGGAAACGTCTTGCCATGACACAAGAGCAATCTGCAACTCAAATGCATCAAAAACTAACACAGCAACAAGAAGCACAAAATCAAAATAAGGTTAATCAGGCAACTCAGCAAGGCCAAGACATAACCACATCTCTAACACAAGTATCACCATAGAGGAATGAATAGATGACTGATGTAACAGGAACAGGAAGTGTAACTACAGCAGGTGGTTCTGGAGCTAACTATAACGATAACACCGAAGGTAAAACCACACCACGCCAGTTTAATGTGGATGAAGATGCTCGTGGTATGGAAGGCGGCGGCCAGTATCCAAACTATTGGTCACATAAGACCCGATCTGGCCATTGCTTTATTATGGATGACTCCAAAGGTAATGAATCGGTAACTATTCAGCATCGTTCTGGTACTGCTATACAAATGCGTCCAGATGGTGGTATGCTATTAACGACACACAATGGTAAATATGAGGTGGTACTTGGTGAAGAACGTGTAACAATCTCTGGTGCTTCCGACATTACCGTTAAAGGTGATACCTCTCTCCGTTGCTATGGTGATTATAACGTCACGGTTCATAAAGATTATAACCTTACTGTTTTAGGTAATATGAATATGACCTGTAAGAACCTAAACCGTCAGATACGCGGGACCATGGACACCGAGACTAAGACTGATAATAAAAGGGTTGAAGGTACTAAAACAACAAACGTTCTAGGTGCTTTAATTCAGACATCCACAGGTGATATGTCACTAGCCACAACTGAAGGTAAATTCCAGGCTGTGGCAGCCAAAGGTCATGCATCTTTACAGACTTTAGATTCCAGTAAAAACTTAGTTGTTTCTTCTGCCGGAAAAATGTACCATCATTCTGGTGATGAATTTCATGGAACATATGCTTCAGCATCCGTAGTTGGTGCCTCAAGATATGGTGCTATTAATCCTGCTTCAACTCAAATAATGCATAAAGTTAAAATTGATAGCACAGGTTATAGTGTTATAACCGATGGTCCGGTCATTAGACAAGTTAAACAAGGTGATTATACAAATACGGTTGACCAGGGAAATCACTCTACAAAAGTTATGGGTAATCATTCTGTTAAATCTACAACAGGAAACATTCAAGCACAAGCAACCGCAGGAAATATCGTTCATAAAGCGGTTGCAGGTAGTGTTGATATTAGAGCGCCAGCTGGTACAACAACTGTAGCTGGTGGAATGATGAATATAAATGCCCTAAGCGGTATGCTTGGTATTGCTGGTTCCGCTGGTATTAGTTTGGATTCATTAGGTTCACTTCTTAATCTTAATGGTGGAATTGCCGCTATTGCTTCGGCACTTGGTTTAGATTTTAATTTTGGTACAGCAAATGAGGCGGACACACCACCAACATTACAAGGCACACAGGCAAATCAACCAACACAAGAACCTGATGCCTCAAGTGAGATAGATAGTTGGCAGTAAGCTAAATAAGGAAACATTAAGGGACTCCAATGGCCACTAATCCATTCGTAAGTAGAAATCCAGATTATTCAGATTTGGACCTGGATTTCGTTATGAATCCATCCACTGGTGATGTTAATGTATTAAATGGTGTTCAGGATATCAAAAGGGCCGTCCGTAATCTTGTCCTAACTAACTTTTACGAAAGAAAATTTCAATCAAATATTGGTTCTGACGTTAATGCATTACTATTTGATTTAAATACTCCTATGACTGCTATTTGGATTAAAGATGCCGTTACAGGTGTGATAAATAACTTTGAACCTAGAGTTAAATTACAAGATGTTATTGTAAAAGATGATCCAGATAATAATGCATTTAATGTCACATTAAAATATACAATATTGAATAGAGATTTACCAGTTGTATCAACAATGTTCTTAGAGAGAATCCGATAAATGGCCGCCGCAAATACATCCCTTAGAGTAACAGAACTTGATTTTAATGGAATCAAGAATAACCTAATTACCTTCCTACAAAGTCAAGACACTTTTAGTGATTATAACTTTGCTGGTTCTGGTATGTCCGTTCTAATGGATCTATTGGCTTATAACACCTACTATAATGCTTACTATCTCAATATGGTTGCTAACGAAGCATTTCTTGATACTGCACAAGATCGTAAGAATATCCTTTCACATGCAAAGTTGATTAACTACGTTCCAGATTCCGCACAAGGTGCTAAATCTTTAATTAATATCAAGGTTACACCAAATCAAAACGAAAATCAAACTATCAATTATATTATTCTAAACCAATACACAAGATTGATTGGTTCGGACATTAATGGCATTAACTATCCATTTGCTACAGTTAATGCCAATACTTCCAATAAGGTCAACGGTTCATTCACATTTGCTAACGTAGTGATTAAGCAAGGTGAGGTAATAACCCATCAATATTCGGTTAATTCCAATAACACCACAGGTCGTTATCAGATTCCATCCGCCAATGTTGATACCTCTACATTGGTCGTTACAGTTCAGGAATCACCATCAAATACACATACTGTTCAGTATTTCCAGGCACAAGACCTTACAGAAATACAGGCTAACTCCACTGTTTACTTCTTAGAAGAAGATCAGAACCTAAACTATACAATTTACTTTGGTGATGGTGTTCTTGGACAACCACCTTCAAATGGTAACATCATACAGGTTACTTACCTCGATACAGTTGGTGCCATTGCCAATGGTATTCAGAAGTTTATTTTTACCGATGCTATCGCTGGACTATTTAAGAATAATGTTCAGATAACTACGGCCCTTGGTTCATATGGCGGTACTGATAAAGAAGACATTGAGGCCATCCGCTTCCGTGCACCTTATTATTACACCGCACAAAATCGTTGCGTCACAGTAAACGATTATGAATCCTTGGTTACTAAAGATTTTCCAGACATTCAGGCCGTTTCTGTTTGGGGCGGAGAAGAAAATATTCCTCCAGTATATGGTAAAGTTTATCTATCAGTTAAAACTAGAGGTTATTATACTCTTACACAATTAGAAAAGCAAAACATTAAAGATTATTTGACCACTAACAGAAGTATGTTGACGGTAGTTCCTGAAATTATTGATCCGGAATATATTTTTATTCTAGTTGGCGGCGATGTTTATTATAATCCTACATTAACAACACAAACCTCGGCGTATCTTGCAACTGAAGTATCAGATTCGATTTATAACTATGCACAACAATACTTGTATAACTTTTCTTCAACATTCGTTTTATCTAAATTACAGAATTATATTGAAAACGCGGATCCTGCAATTACGGCATCTGATGTAATAATCTATCTTCAAAATAGATTGGTATTATATCCAGGAACTACGCTTTCATACACCGTTAATTTTAATACACCTATTAGAAAAGGTGACCAGTATCAAAAACTTTATACTTATCCACAGGTTAAAGTTCCTGATGCTTCAGGTACTCCACAAGCAATTTATTTTGAAGAAGTTCCACAATCATATACCGGCATAGGTTCTGTAAGTATTGTCAATCCTGGTTATAATTACAGTGCTAGTCCAACAATTACCATCACCGGTGACGGTACAGGTGCTACAGCAACCGCATTGGTTGTTAATGGCAGAATAGCATCAGTAACACTAACAAATCCTGGTATTAATTATACAGTTGCACAAATTACTATTACCGATCTAACTGGTGTTGAAGCATCTCTCAAAGTAACTTTGGCATCTAATAGTGGTACTCTAAGATCATACTATTATTCAACAAATGGTCAAAAAGTTTTTGTTAATAATAATGCAGGAACTATCGATTATCTAAATGGCATTGTTACATTTACTGCTTTGGATGTATTGTCGGTTAATCTTAATCCATATTATGATGAAAATGTTTTAACAGTAAACGTGGTTCCAGAACTAACAGTTATACCACCATTAAGGAATAGATTGTTGGCTATCGATACTAACAATTCACAGACAGTCCAATTAAATATGGTACCACAAGTATAATGATTGACTCCTCAAATAATAAAACATCTTATCTAGTCAGTTCACAACTTCCTGAGTTCGTTAGAAGGGATCATCCTTTATTCGTTCAGTTTTTGGAAAGTTATTATAAGTTTCTAGAACAAGGTGATAATCTGATGTACCTCACCAAGAGGTTTCCAGATTTCTATGATATTGATACATTAAATCAAAGAATTGCTGATCTAACGATTCCTGTAACTACTGATATGGAGGTTATCTCTGTTGATAGTGAAGTTATAACAGTAGATCAGACATTAGAAAAAATACCACCATATTATGAACCTTTATACAATCAGTTTTTTACTAACTTCGCCAAGTTTATTCCATCTAACATGTTGGCAGATCCAGTAACGGTTCTTAAACATTCTAAGGACTTTTATCGTTCTAGAGGTTCTGAAAAATCTATTAGGTTCTTGGCCAGAGTTCTTTTTAATAAAGAAGCAACTGTTTATTATCCACAGACAAATATTCTAAAACCTTCTGATGGTAAATGGTTCGTTCAAAAATCTATTAACATTCAGAATGTTACTGTCGATAACGTTGCTAATAGTATAGCATTTTCTAGATTTGTTAATACATCAATTACTGGCGGAACATCAAACTCAACTTGTACCGTAGAAAGTGTTAATCCTTATTATCAAAGTGGTATTCTAGTAACTGAATTGATTGTATCTGATGTTGTTAAAGATTTTTATGATGGTGAAACCATTACAACCACTATTGAAGATCAGGGTGTTTATAAAACTCTTTCCGCAAGCATTTATTCTGGTATTATTACCAGCACAACTGTAACATCACCTGGTTCTGGATACGTTGAAGGTGCTTCAGTTACTATTAGATCAACCGATCAAAATGGATATGTTGTTTCCAATGGTAACATTCAGTTTGGATTCGGTGGTCAGGTTGTTATTAATAAAGTTACCAAAAGTCACCTTGAAGGAAAGATTAAACAGGTTAACGTTCTAGCACCTGGTGCTGGTTATATTGCAAACACTCCTTTGTTATTCACAGGTGGAGATGGTGCTAATGCTGCTGGTAATGTGTTTTCGGTACAGGATACTTATGTTTATCATCCAGCATATTATAATATTGTTGGTTCTACTATCAGTGACGTTGCTGGATATCCAATAGTAAATGCTGTTGGTGATTATGTTGAAACTCAGGCATATTCTAATCTAGCAACTCAATGGTCAAACACATCAAACCTCGATATTAGCACCCCACCTGGAAGTATAATCACTACATTATGGTTGAGTAAAAATATGGCCAACTCAAATGTCTATTTTGAGACTGGTGATGTTCTTTCTTTCCCAGGCACAGCGTATGCTAATCAGACAATCACTTTAAGTAATAAACAGTATTGGCAAATAACAACAACACCAGGATTACCTGGAAGTTTAGCCAACGTTTCTTTCGTGGTCAATAAGAAACCTAACGTCAATACACTATTGGCCAACTCCATGAACTATTGGACGTATGGACCTTGCGGACCTATTATTGCTTGTGACATTATCAATACTGGTTCTGGTTATACCAGCATACCATCTGTTTCTGTATTGTCAAACACCTCAGTTCGCTCTCTAGGTATGTTAGGAAGGATGGATATCATTAATGGTGGTCAAGGTTATGCTAACGGTGACATAATAACATTTGATAATCCATATGGAACTTATGGTTATGGTGGTAATGCTCAAGTTTCTGTTGTTGACTCCAACGGTACCATAGTTCAGGTAAACTTCTTTGCATTACCTGGTTATCCACCAGGTGGTTTAGGTTACCGAGAAGATGCTCTTCCAACTGCTAATATTCATACGGTACACGGTAACGGTGCTATCATTCAGGTTTCGGCATGTATTGCCGACGGTGCTTCACTAAACGCACAGTCAAACGTTATTGGTTCTATTGCTTCACTCAAAATCATCTCTGGCGGCCTTGGTTATCATCATCCACCAATTATTGACCTATCAACACAAGGCGACGGAACGGCACAGGCTTATGCCAACATCGTCACAGGTATTTACACCTATCCAGGAAGATATCTTGACCAAGCAGGTCAACCAAGTTCTCCATACAAGTTACAGGATAGAGACTATTACCAAAACTATTCTTATGTTATTCAGATTAGTGAATCCATTAATAACTACCGTAAAGCACTTTATGATCTTGTCCACCCTGCTGGTCTTAAAGTTTATGGTCAGTATATATATGAAGATAACAACCAGTCTATGGCAAACGGTCTTAATGTTATCAATTCTGCGGTACAGGCAGGCGTTCATACTAGCAACCTGATTGTTTCGTTGGATTCGGCACAATATCTCACTATTACATCCAACACAACGGCATATAATAACATTTGGTTCAATACTGCCAATACAAAGCAATGGGCTAATATTGCCAACGGTGCTTATGTTTCTGGTAGTGGTATGTTCTATGACGGAAATAATGATACTGTTATTATGCCTCACCAATCATCATTAAATGTTTCAAACCTAATAACAGTCATTGCTTGGTTTGATGTTGCAAACACTGCCAATACAGGTAGAAGTATAGTTGCTAAGACCGATAATGGATACACCAGAGGATTTGATTTATACAACTATGGCAAAAACCTAGAGGTTATTGTAAGACCTACTACCGCAACCAACAAACTTTTGATTGCTAATAATATAAACAGTAATACATGGGTTATGGGTGCGTTCACCTACGATGGTTCAACCATCCGAGGTTATATAAATGGTAACGTAACAAACATTTCCATAGGTACTGCTAACTCAGCAACCGACTCCAACGGTTCAATCTATATTGGTGGTCGTTATGCTGCTAATGCTAACGTGGCCAACGTCATGGCCGGTAAGATTGGTTTGGTACAGATTTATAACAGAGTTCTATCAAAT